CAAAAACATTTGAAGGAGAACAATAGAGATTGGGTTATTGGCAAGAATCCGGAGGAAAAGAAAGTAATGATCAATGATGCTATTGACCATCTTATGTCGATTAATCGCGGACCAGTCAAAGTTATTGTGGGTGATTTGAGCAAGTTCGATGGGAGCCAATGTTTTATGGCGAGACGGTTGATTTTAGAACTGTTGTCCGAGAGGTTGTCACGAAAGGAACGCAAAGCTTTTTACAAGTTGTTAGTGGTTACTGGCACCTTTTATACTGCTAGGCATTCTGTGATAATCACTTGGTTGGGAGCAATGGCTTCCGGCAGTATGGATACAACCTTATCCAACACAATGTTGGTCAACATGATATTGCTCTATTGGTCATTCGTTTCTAACTTGGTTGAGAACAACGTGGTTATGGCCAGATGGTTTATTAGTGGAGATGACTTTATTGTATTGACTTTCGGAGGCGAGGACACAATCGACAGGGTCTTTTCTTTGTGTGGTTTCAAACTTAAGAGTTCTCTAGCCACGACAGACAGTTTTGTTTTCTGTTCGACCAGGTATTTTCGGGTCGCAGATGCTGGATCAATGAAGTTGATTGGATGTCGGTTGCCGGGTAGAATCCTGAGGACGGCGGGTTGGGTAGCAGTGTCAACGAACATTACAGCCAAATTCGCGTCAGTTCGCATGTTAGCCAAAGCTATGTGCTTATGGTATGATGCGAGGGAGATTCCAGTGGTAGCTGCATTCGTCAATAGATTGATGGTGACATCTTTGGCTCAGTACAGACGATATCACAGAGAGGTGTGCCCCGAGAGGAGCGTGGATCATGTGATGGAGAGAGGGCTGACTGAGGAAAACAAGAGGGATCTGAAGTTCAAGGCGGTTCCTATCGAGCAAGTTAAGACGGAACTGAGAAATTTCTTGAGTACGAAGAGGGCACCTCCGGTCATGATCACCATGGCAGCGCGCCGAGCTTTTGCCGATCATTTTGGGATCCAGACTGACGTCCAGCAGGCTATGGAAAAAGCTTTCTTGGCGGAATCAGGATTTCGAATGGACATGAGCAGTTTTAAGGACGCGCTTGAGGCGATCATGAAGGACGTGTAAACAGTGCGCACCGCGTAGATGTCTAAATTAGGCAGAGTGGACCATTTTCAATAATATGCCAACTTTTGAGTTAGGTTGTTGAGAGTGTTAATCTAAACCTTGACATCTTAGTATTTTTCATATAATGGGGACATTGATCTCCCCGACAG